GAAGTACCTGCTGAGCCGACTCCTGCGGAGTAAATGAATGGCACTCCAGACGTCAGGGCCTATTAGCCTAAACGATATACAAACTGAGTTTGGTGGGAGCAATCCTATCAGCCTGTCTGAGTATTATGGGGCGGCCAGTGGAATACCTGCGTCTGGTGCTATAAGCATCGGCGACTTCTATGGTGCGAGTGCTTCCCAGTTTAGTGTGACTCTGTATAGTGGAAACAGCTCTACACAAAGTATTAGTGTTGGCTTTGAGCCAGACATGGTTATTATTAAGCGTAGAGGCGGCACTGGTTCGCCTACCCTGTTTGACCGTGTTCGTGGGGACTATTATCCGATATGGACAGATGTTACTTCCGCACAAGCAGCACAAAACACTAATACTGTAGCGCTCACATCCACTGGTTTTTCTCTGGGTGGGTCATCACTTTCTCTTAACAACTCTGGCGATAACTACGTAGCTTACGCATGGCAGGCTGGTGGTTCTCCTGTTACTAATACAGATGGCACCATTACTAGTAGTGTATCCGCTAACCCCGAACTAGGGTTCAGTATTGTAGACTACGCAGGTGAAGGCAGTTTTTTAGATACAATAGGGCACGGGCTAGGCGTTGTTCCAGAAGTAACTATACGAAAATCCAAACTTACTTCAGGTTCTTGGGGTGTTGTAGTTACTGGAACCTCTAATCTAGTGGGTCTTCAGGGTACTGGAAGTACTGCTTTGGGTACAGGTGCTTATGGCTACGCGTATTTAAACACTAATGCTGGATTTGCGACAACGGCGTCTACCTCCTATGCAAGCACTGCCACTACATTCAAGGCGTGGGTACATAGAGAGTTAGCGGTTAGATATACCGCTTATTGTTTCGCTAGTGTGGCTGGTGTGTCCAAAATAGGTACATATACTGGCAACGGCAATACTACTACTGGGGTTACAGTTACCACCGGGTTTGAACCATCCTTTGTATTACTGAAGCGCGCCAACAGTACTTCTGACTGGCTTGTGCTAGATAATCTTCGAGATACTACTAATCCAAGGTCAGTCGCGTTGTTCTTTGATTTAAATATAGCTGAGATCGACAGCACTACTTATAACACAGACTTTAACTCAACTGGGTTCACTGTAAAAGGATCGTCTGGTAACGTTAATGCTAGTGGGTCATCATACCTTTACATAGCGATAGCTTGAGGAATTTAGAATGGCTGAACAACTAACGCCTGAGCAACTTATAGAAATAAGCGACGCATACAGGGCTGAAAGAAATATGTTACTACGAGATTGTGACTGGACGCACGTCACTGATGTTGTTTTAACAGTGGAAGAAAAACAAGCTTGGGCAGAGTATAGACAAGCTCTGCGTGATATAACAAGTCAACCAGATTTTCCTTACACAATCGACTGGCCTACTAAGCCGTAGCAAAGGGGGCATAGCCCCCTAACTTATACCACTTTATCGGCTAGCTCGCCTTCTTGTGGTTTTTCCATCTCGATCTTAAGTAAGTTCAAGAAACCATCGTGTGCCATGTTTAGCTGGTCAACACGCGCTTTAGCTGCGTCTAACTGAGTACGTAAGTCATTGATCTGCGCAATGCAGTATTTGACGGTGTCAGAAAGATCATCGTAGTTATATTCTTCGCCATTGATATTAATGACGTTGCTAGCTTGTTCAGTCATGTTCGCTCCGTATAGGTATGCTCAAATTAAGTAACCACTTGCGTGGCTGACATCTATTGTATATTAGTGAGCATATAGTACAATACCCATAACTGATTTTTATGGTAGCGTCCAATGGTAAAGCAAGCATTAAAATCCAAAACAGTACAGTATGGTATAGCTATTGCTGTGCTGTCTGTACTTCAAGGCTTCGTAGGATTCATACCCAGCCCATGGGTGCAAGCTATCATTGGCTGTGCAATAGCTAGTGGTATAGTTATACTTAGATTCATTACTACGCAACCTTTAAGCGAGAAATGATGCTATGGCCGTTGACTGGAATAAAGTAATTTCCGCAGAGGTACTAACCGCCAGTTGCGCGCTTGTTTTTGCTGGTGGCGTGGCTTATGCGACTCTAGCCAATGGTCAAGAAGCAGCAGATTTGCAAATCAAGCAGTTACAAGAACGTCAGACTGCAATGCAAGCCTCAATCTCCGATATCCAGAAGGACACAGCCGTTCTAAATTCAGATCAGAAGCACATTTTGAAAATGGTTGAGGAGCAGAGGCAGGATATCCGTCAGATACTTAAACTCATGCAAGATCACAAGGCGGACAAGTGATTGCGGAACTTGCCGCGTTTAATACTGCTTACTCGGTAGTAAAAGAGTTTGTAGCCAATGGAAAGGATTTGACCGACTGTTTTAGTTTTATCGGTCAGATGACTACAGCCAAAGAAGACCTTAAGTTACGGCAAGCAAAGAAGAACAGTTTTACGAGTGATGCTGAAGAGTTTGCAGCACTTGAGCAGATTAAACAAGCCGAAGACGAACTCAGAGAGTTGATGCAGTATTACGGTAGAGCTGGCTTATGGGATGACTTCGTTAAGTTTCAAGCAGAAGCACGCAAGGCTAGACTCTTAGAGCGCAACGAAAGAATTAAGAAGATCAATAAACGCTGGCAATATGCAAGTATTGTTGTTGCTGGCTGTCTTGGACTCATAGGCTCTTACGCTATCTTCATGATATCCAGCGCGGTTTTAAGGGGTTAATATGTGGCAAGCACTGATTGGCCCAATCGTTAATTTAGCTGGTGGCTACCTCAAGAACAAAGCTGAGGAGAAGCAAGCTGTACATGAGCGTAAATTAGAGGTAATCAAGCACGAGGCGAACTGGGACAACATCCAAGCAAGTAACTCTGGCGCATCGTTCAAAGATGAATGGTTTACCTTGCTATTCTCAGTGCCTCTTGTGATGGCATTTATTCCAGAAATGGTTCCAATCGTCAGCGCAGGATTTGACGTGCTAGAGGGTATGCCTGATTGGTACAAAGCATTTCTCGGCGCGGCTGTAGCGGCCTCTTTTGGTATACGCACATTAGCTAAGTGGAAATGAAAAAACTAATTGATATGCTCAAGCGGCACGAGGGTGTACGCAACTATGTTTATGAAGACCACCTTGGTTACGAGACTATTGGCGTTGGTCGCTGTTTGCGTGAAGGCGTTGGTATGGGCCTATCAGATGCAGAAGTGGACTTCTTATTACAAAATGACATAGAACGCTGCTACAAAGAGTTGTCTGTGTTTTCTTGGTTTACCAATCTAGACCAAGTGCGCCAAGAGGCGCTAATTGACATGTGCTTTAATCTTGGCTTGCCTAACTTCTTAGGTTTCCGTAATACACTTAAATACGTTGCTGAAGGTAAGTACTCACAAGCAGCGGCAGAGATGCTAAACAGCAAGTGGGCTAAGCAAGTGGGCGATAGAGCAAAAGAATTAAGTTATATGGTTGAAACTGGCCAGTATTTGGTTTAGATTAGTACTCGAACGTCATAGTTCCTCTAGTTACTCCATAGTTTGCCCCGCCACCCCACGGGGCTTTTTTCTTCTGGTAGATCGGCATACCATCCTGTAATATAATCTAGCAACATATTTATCAGGATATTGTCATGGCAGCGATAACTGTTCGTGCGTTTAACGGGATATCTCCAAAGACGCCACCTCGCCTACTGCAAGACGCTCAAGCGCAAACTGCGTATAACTCACAAGTACATCGTGGAACACTTATACCTGCAAAAGGGCTTGGGACTTCAGTAGCTACTATAAACGCCGCTGCGCAGACCATCTATAAGTTTGGCCAAGACAGCGTAGACGAATCTGCTGGTTGGTTGTACTGGACTACCGATGTTGACGTAGCTCGTAGCCAGATCAACGGTGATACAGAGGAGTGGACTTTCTATACTGGCAGTGGCTACCCCAAAGCTATTCGTGCTGGTTATACGGCGTCACCAATCCCACTTGGCCAAGCGTTCCCAGTTTCTGGCCTAATTACTTCACTTGGCACAGCGCCAGAAGATGCTGCAACCTTAGTACAAGAGACCCGTGTATATACATATACGTATGTACGCAATGTAGGCGCTAGATCTATAGAATCTGCACCGGCACCGTCTTCTAACTCGGTCGATGTGTATCCCGGCCAAGATGTATCTTTGACAGGTTTCGCTAGCCCAACATCGCCGTATGCTGCGGATGCTGTAAGGATATATAGATCGACTGAAGGCATATTCTTATTCGTTGCTGAGATAACACTTGCTACGGCGCTTGGTGGATACACTGACTCTGTAGACCCGTCCGACTTGGCAGAAGAAATACCGTCGCTCACTTGGCTACCGCCGCCAGACACCATGGCAGGGCTAATTAACTTGCCTAACGGTATTATGGCTGGGTTTGTTAGTCGTGACGTTTACTTCTGTGAGCCCTATGTACCGCATGCATGGCCAGACGAGTATAGACAGACGCTTGACTATCCCGTGGTTGGGTTCGGTAGAATGGACACCACGTTAGCTGTGTTAACTAAGGGTACGCCGTACTTCATTCAGGGCTCAAACCCAGATTCTATGGTGGTAGTTAAGTCAGACATAGAACAGGCGTGTGCGTCCAAGCTTAGCATTGTTAGCTTTAACGGTGTTGTGATATTCGCTTCTCCTGACGGATTAGTCCTGCTTAGTTCTGGTGGGTCGCGCATACTTACGGAAAACATGTTCACCTATGACCAGTGGCAGTCTCAGATTAGCCCAGAGTCAGTTAAGGCGTATCATCATGATAGTAAGTACATAGCGTTCTACGATAACGGCACGACACAGGGCAGTTTTGTATTTGACATGATTACTGGACAGTTCTCCTTTAGGGATGGCTATTACCCGGTTGCATACCAGTCTTTGCGCAACGATAAACTGTATGTCAAAAACACAACGAGTATCCAGCCTTGGGATGACGGCAGCGAATTAAGTTATGTGTGGAAGTCAAAAGTATTTACTATGCCGCAAGTGCTAGGTATGTCGTGTGCGCAAGTAGAGGCGGAAAGCTACCCAGTAACACTCAAAGTATACGCTGATGGTTCGCTTATACACACGCAAACTGTAGCCAATAGATTCCCATTTAGACTGCCACCGATATCAGCGCGTGACTGGGAGTTCCAAGTAGAAGGGACTTCTGAAGTGTTTTCCGTTGCGTTAGCGCAATCAATGGGAGAATTGGCTAATGTCTAGAGAAAGTGGTAGCAGCTTACCAACAATTACATCGCAGATACCTAGAGATGTTCGTAACTACTTAGATCGCGTTCGTGATGTCTTAAACCGGATAGAGAAGCAAGACTACGTAAATGAGTCGTCTCTAAAGCGTATAGGTTTGCTTAACGCTGACGGTTCACCAGCAGCTACCGACTCAGAGAATCAATACGGCATACCGCCCGTTGTTACCAACTTTACTGCTACAGGCGCTTATAGGATTGTCATTCTTGACTGGGATATGCCCAACTACCCCGGCCATGCCTACACAGAGATCTGGGGCTCAGATATTTGGGATAACGGTGTAGTTACAGACCCTTCTTCTTACGATAATCTGGAAAACGCTACTCTCTTATATACGGCAGGCGGTGCAGTTACTGCTGATAGCATAGGCGGCAACTCTGGCAGGTACTACTGGGCCAGAAACGTGAACTTGGATAACACTGCTGGGGCGTTTAACTCTGTAGGTGGCACCCGTGCTGACACAGCTGTAGATGTAGAATATCTTTTAGAAGTGCTCACTGAAGCCATTTCTGAATCAGAACTAACGGAGGATCTTTCTAGCAGGATAGATCTAATAGACGGTCCAGCTTCTTTATTGGGCTCAGTGGCCCAGCGAATAGCTGACGAAGCTGCAGCAAGAGCCACAGCTATAAGCGATGAAGCTGCAGCAAGAGCCGCCGCTATAAGTGATGAAGCTACAGCAAGAGCCACAGCTATAAGCGGTGAAGCTACAGCAAGAGCCGCCGCAGATGCTGATGAAGCTTTAGCTAGGGCCAACGCTATTGCCGCAGAAGCGCAAGCTAGGGCAGACGCTTTAAACGCAGCAAGCCAAAGCTTACAGAGCCAAATTAACGACTTGTTGGCGGTTGTTGCGTACGACAATACTGCGTCTTACGTTATTGGTGACCAAGTAACCTACGATGATAAACTATACCGTGCTATAGCAAATACTACTGGTAATCTACCAACTGATACTAATTACTGGCAGTTGCTAGGTGACTATACTAGCTTAGGTGACTTTGTTGGCCAAAACGCTGCTGCCATTACACAGATAAATACAATCGACGCCACTAGTACGTCTGCTGCTGCGCAAGCTATTCAAGCTCTTAAAACAACGGTTGACAATCCTACTACTGGTGTAACAGCTACAGCTAATGCATTGGATCTAATTGAAACAGCAGTTAACGATACTGAAACTGGTTTATCTGCTACTGTGACTCGTGTTGGTACGCTAGAGACTACAGTTAACAATCCTACCACTGGTGTAGCAGCTACAGCTAATGCATTGGATCTAATTGAAACAGCAGTTAACGATACTGAAACTGGTTTATCTGCTACTGTTACTCGTGTTGGTACGCTAGAGACTACGGTTAATAACGCAGAAACTGGTGTAGCAGCTACAGCTAATGCATTGGATCTAGTTGAAACAGCAGTTAACGACACTGAAACTGGTTTATCTGCTACTGTTGCTCGTGTTGGTACGCTAGAGACTACAGTTAATAACGCAGAAACTGGTGTAGCAGCTACAGCTAATGCATTGGATCTAATTGAAACAGCAGTTAACGATACTGAAACTGGTTTATCTGCTACTGTGACTCGTGTTGGTACACTAGAGACTACGGTTAACAATCCTACCACTGGTGTAGCAGCTACAGCTAATGCATTGGATCTAATTGAAACAGCAGTTAACGACACTGACACAGGTTTATCTGCTACTGTTATTCGTGTTGGTACGCTAGAGACTACAGTTAATAACGCAGAAACTGGTTTAGCAGCTACAGCTAATGCGCTTGATTCGCTAAAAACAGAAGTAGAAGACACTGAAACTGGTTTATCTGCTACTGTAACTCGTGTTAATACGCTAGAGACTACAGTTAATAACGCAGAAACTGGTGTAGCAGCTACAGCTAATGCATTGGATCTAATTGAAACAGCAGTTAACGACACTGACACAGGTTTATCTGCTACTGCTAATCGTGTTGGTACGCTAGAGAGTATAGTTAATAACGAAGAGACTGGTTTAGCAGCTACAGCTAACGTGCTTGATACTCTTAAAACAGCAGTAGAAGACACTGAAACTGGTTTATCTGCTACTGTTGCTAGAGTTAGTGTTATACAAGCAGCCGTTGAAGACGAAACCACTGGATTATCGGCAAATGCGGGAGCAATAGATCTTGTAACCGCGGAAGTGTTTCCGGATGGTACAACTGAAGCGTCTTCTATATTTCAACTATCGACTACTGTTGGTGATAACGCCGCAGCTGTAGAAGCAGCAGCTGAATCAATAGACGGCCTTAACGCAAAGTATACAGTTAAAATAGACAATAACGGCGCAGTAGCTGGGTATGGACTTGCGTCTGCACCCAACGATGCTGGCGAAATAGTAAGCGAGTTTATAGTTAACGCTGATCGTTTTGCTATCCTAAAAGGCGCTACTGATACTGGCGATCCTGTTGTTCCGTTTAGTGTCATCACTACCGCAACGACGATAAATGGCGTTTTAGTTCCGGCAGGTGTGTATATAAGCGACGCGTTTGTCGCTAATGGTACGATAACAAATGCCAAGATCGGTGAGGCTGCCATCGACGATGCTAAGATATCCAGCCTCAACGCTG